TCGAAAAGGCCGGAACCGCCGTCGGTATCCTCTCCGACCGGCAGCGCGAAGCCCGCAGCGCCGCCGCCCTGGCCGAATCCTACCAGTCGGCCTATGGCAAAGCGGTGGCCGAACCAACCGGCGCCCAGGCGGCGATGGATGCCGGCATCAAGACCGGGGGCGCCTTCAACGCTCAGGCCGATCAGGCATGGAGGGACCACCAGGACACCCTCAAGGATACCGGCGACCAGTATAAGGACCTGCTGCGCACTATCGAAGGGTTTGGCAAGGATTCGGCGCGCGCAATGGCCGATTTCTTCATGGGGACCGAGACGAGCTTTTCCGACATGCTCCGATCTATGACCCGCGAGCTGCTCCAGATGACGATTTACGAGGGGTTCATGAAGAACATCTTCGGCTGGGCGTCGGGCGGCCTGGTAGGCGCCGGGAAGGGACTGATCAGCTTCTTTTCACCCACCGCCCATCAGGGTTGGGAGGTCGGGACGCGGCCGCCTGGCGGCAAGTATGTGGACCCGGCGGTCTTCGCCACTGCCCGCCGCTATCACTCGGGGCTGGCCGCCGACGAGTTTCCGGCAATCCTGCAGAAGGGCGAAACGGTCCTCCCGAAGGGCACCGGCAGGGGGGGCCCCCAGCTCAATACCAGCATCCATGTCACGGTCAACACCACCGGGGGCGCGGGCGGCCAGGCCGACCCGCAGGCCGCCAAGCAGACCGCCGACCTGATCGCCAAGGCGGTCGAGGCCGAGTTCTCGGGCTACTTGCAAAAACAGCTCCGCCCAGGCGGCCTGCTCAATCAGGGGCGGAAGGCGTGAGCGGGGTGAGGCGTGAGGCGTGAGGGGTGAGGGGAAAATAGATTATGGAGACGTTCCCGACTGGCATCTACCCGGAATATGAGGGCAACGGCCGAACCGTTACTCCCCGGATGCGTGAATCAAAACTGGGGGACGGCTATTCGCAACGGTGCGCCGATGGTCTCAACACCCTCGATGAGTCGAATACCTGGAATTTTTTGCTGAGCGATAGCGACGCGGACACCCTCGAAGCCTTCTTTGTGGCCCGCGCCGGGTGGGATGCCTTTAGCTGGCAACCTCCGCGCTACGCCGCATCGGCCAACTGGATCTGCACCACCTGGAGCCGTAAGTATCTGGCCGGGGGCTGGTCACGCATGACAGCCACCATCAAACGGGTTTGGGATTTCTGATGGCAAATCATCCATTTTCAACCGACGTTCACAGTGCCAGCCTGGGCGAAGAGATCGAGCTCTTTCAGGTCGATCCTCGCCCCATCGACCCGGCGGCCTCGGTCATGTATTTTTGTTCGTCGATCAAGACGAGCGGCGCCGTGAAATGGAAGAATAAGGCTGGGACCGGTTGGGTGGACTACAC